AGATAATATTCTTAGTACGTTCACGTAACTCTTCTGTATTGGTAGCGGTCTTGTGTTCAAAGTGGCCATAGAAACTTTTCTTACCACCTGAGTATCGGACGGCAAAGTCATACCAGTTCATTATCCTATTAGGAAATTCCTTTGACTTATTACCGAATACCTCTGGCTTTAGTATCTGCAATTGTGTGAATAAATCCGCTGGTGTGTTTGGTACTGCGGAACCTGTAAGGCAGTATTTATATGGTATTTTCTTACTGATAAAAAGTGCAGCTTTTGTACGCTGACTACGATATGACTTCATGAAGTGACTCTCATCCAAAAACATCATCTGAAAACCGTAATCTCGCAACTGGAACCTATTCTTTTTCAGTATGTCAGGGTTCACAATTATAATATCTGCCTCTTCGTCTGTTTTATTCGTACTTTCAAGGATCTGGATACGATATTTATTACCTGTAAACTTATCGATCTCAGATGCAAACTGACGCTTTACGCTGGACGGTGTTATCACGAGTACTGGCAACGCCCCGATACGTTGCATAAGTGTGATCGCTATCAGTGTTTTACCAGATCCACGAGCTGCCCAGTATAGGGCTCGTTTATTTTCTAGCCCAAACTGGACAGCTGACTCTTGGTATTTGAATAACTTAAACCCCATCACGCCTCAGTAAAATTATTAACGTCCTCTTCTGGTACGTCCCACAGTAGCACTGTATCGTCCCAGTCGACAGTCTTCTGTGCGAAATCCTTCTCATTCTTTATCTCTTGTATATACTGTTGTATACCCTCCAGTTCTATGTTCAGCCTGTGTGTGCCAAGGTCATACAACATGCACGGATAAATCCCGTCGTTGTCTTTCTCTATCGCCAGGTGGTAGCAGGCGATCTCTTCAACCTCGGGATATGTGATCCCGACAAGGTATCTGTACATCGCCATCTGTCGATAGTAGCCATAGTCCAGACAAGAATAGTGGTATCTGTGCGGCTGGACACTGCGAGTGGTCTTAAGGTCAACTATACGTGCCCTTTTCTTATCTTTCGATATCTGTAGGAAATCTAGTTTCCCTTTAACGCCAAGTTCTTCGTCGACTAATATTATCTGGTTCGCTGACTTTTTATAGGTCTTACACCCTTTTGCGATACTCTGGTATACAGGTTGCTGTTCTATCCGAGCCACAAGCCCCATCACACTGTCGAACATCACCTCGGTCAGCTGTGTTTTTTTACATGTCCGTCTCTTCACAACTTCGTACATACCCTGAAAAGTTTTCATGCCTTCTGTCAGGATACAGTCTACCGCGCCACCGACTATCATCGAGTCGGTCGGTTCTCGGGTAGCGGTCTTATCGATGTACATCTGTTTATATCGGTACGGAGACTTTAAGAATGTACTGATCATACTATTACTGATCAGCGATGTATTCTCATAATATCCGTGCCCGAACTTCTTCTCGAACGATTTATCAGTGTATTTCATATTCCTCGATTAGTTCATTGACTGTCTCTATCGGTTCCTCGTGTGGTTGTTCTTCTGTAGTGAACCCGCCGCCATAACGACGGCCAAGTTCACGCTCTTCTAGTTCATCGGATGTCATCTCCGACGGATGTTTAGGTTCGTTGTTCATATAATTGTTATTTAAAAAGGGATATTTTCAGCGTCAACTTCAGTCGATGTAGAATCTTCGTTAGTTTCCATATCTGGTTTAAAATTGTTAAAGCCTGCAAGTTCATAAACCTTTGGCTTAATAGTAGTATCAGCGTCCTTGTCTTCACCTTTATAGACAACCTCCAATTCCTGTCCTACTTTAATACCGCGTTTCATCGCACGCTCGAACTTTGGCTTACAACGTGAATCAAACCTTACATATTCACCAACCTCAACCTTACGTTCCACTTTCTCTCCATTCTCACTTAGAGACAATTCAACCTCTTTCGTTATCTCAATTTCATATATCTCCTTCTCCATCTCTTTGAACTTATCTACCATCTTACTTTTGCTGATATAGAACCCTCTAAAGCTGTCACCCTCTTTCATATTAGACAATCGAACAAATGGGGTCGTTTGTGAAATAACTACTCTTTCTTCTGCCATACTTTTAATTTTTATTTATTTAAATGCTCTAAAGCTGTCTTAAAGTCGCACGGCTCTAGCGCCATAACGATCGCTATCGTATCAAGTGTCTTCTGACATCCGAAACAATGTACGTTATAATCATACACTTTCGTACTCGGCGTGTTATCCGAGTGGTCTGGGGAGATACAGCGGATAAATCCATTCTTCGAGTGTATCCCATATCTAGTTAGTAGCTCCCCAGCCGTGTATTTGTCCCTTACATCGCTCGCATCAACATAGCTTGTGCCTTTAGTTTCACGTCTTTTCGGACAGAACTTCTTCATCTGAGATAAAATACTTTCCCGTTCACTCTTCCAATATTCAAATAGCCAGTTAGTGTCCTTATCCTTGAACATATTCCGTTCAATACTGTGTCTAGCCTCTTTAAGCTCTGCCATCTTGCCACGCTTAATACCTTTCATCATCTCGCTACGGTCAACGTCTACATATTCATAGACTGGCGTTCGGACAGGCTCGTCGCCGTCAAAAAAACTTATCTCATAACCAATACATGTTTTTATTTTCATGTTCCAAATATCTCATTTATGTCAGCCTCCTCTTCAGTCTCGCCATCACCGACATGTTTTATATTATATACTCTACCGCCAGAGCGTCCCTTATTAATCGTCTGTATTTTATCCTCGAACAGGCGGTTAATAGTCTTAGAGAATTTATCTTTACTGGACGCTTTCGTCCGAGTCCCCACCTCATCCACATAGAAATCCAGATACCTGTGGTACAGATCTTTTATCGATGTATAGTTAAACTCGTTGGGGGTGAACTCACACTGCTCGACTACGAACCGATATTCTGGCGTCTGCAGTTTATATTCTTCTAGCGAACTCTCCACGTTATTACTCTTAAAGAACCTATAGTTTCTTTTTTCTAGCCTTTCCTGTCCTACATCTACAAACAGTCTAAATATCCCTGGCAGTTCAGCTTCTATCTTTGCGGATAATTCCTGGTCAGCTTTGTATATATCAAGTTTCGCTAGCCCTTCTTCTGTCAGGCCAGAGGACTTCATTCTACTATCAAACTCTTCATGGAATAAATATTTCTTTTTTAATACCATTATCAATAGCCGACGATATAGCCCGTGCGATGTATCAGAAAATCTCGGTAAGTTATTACAGCTAACTATCAGCTTACATCTTGCCTGGATACTGAAATATCCCCTCTGGAATCTCCTAATATTTATAGTCCCGCCCTCTGCTATTTTCTTAATCTGTGCATCGTCCAAGAACCGCTCTTTAGTACTCACCTCGTCTGTTATATTCAGTCTGCTATACATAAGTGAATCTCTAGCAAATGAATCTTCACGCGTTATATTGCCCAGTGATATATCTGTTATAAGTTTCGGGTTGAATAATTTACCGAACACATTATTAAATAACAGCGTTTTTCCGTTACTTCCCTCACCTACAAATATAAATATTTTATTAACTTTAGCTGACCACTCTTGTGGCGCTAGCAAGTATCCGCCCAGCATAATGATATTCTCGATACTCTCCATATCATTGTCGAACATGTCCTTTAAAAAGTCTACAAATACAGGACACTTCGCCTCTGGCTCATAGGCAATACTAAGTGCGGACGAGTATTTTATCTTCGGTGTGTGTGGCACAAGTATCTTTTGCTTGATATCATACAGCCCGTTCTTTAGACAGATATAATCTAAGTTATCGTCAAGATTGTCACAGATAACTCTGTCATCACAGCGGAGTAGGTCAACTACCGAACTAATCTTATTCGGCGTTATCTGATCCTGCTGACTGTTATTAACAAAATAGGTCTGCACTAAACGCTTTATCCCTATATCTCTAACTGGCTCTAAGAGTTCATAATACCCCTCACCTTCCTTGTATTCATAAAAGTCGCCCGTCTTTGTACATAATATTAAAAACTTGTGCTGTATTAAAATCTCAGTCGTTATCTGATATATAGGTATAGCCATAGTTAGTAGCCTGTTAGTTAGTTAGCTGTCTCTCTTCTTCGTCACTTATCCCTAGATAATCTTTAACCTTCAACCACTTACGGGCTGAAAACTCAGACTTATCTCGCTCATAACGTAACATCTGGATCTGGCTAATACCTAGCGCAATTGCCAACTCCATTGAAGATACATCAGCCTCTTTACGCTTTTTGCGTACAAATGCTCCTATTTTCATCTCCTGCTGTTTTAATTTATTAGATATTTGTATTTTATCATATTATACCACTACTTGTCAAGTGGGTAGGCTGTGTAAATACCTGTGGATAAAAAAAGAACTGGTCTATTGACCAGCCTCTCATAAAAAAACTAACTAACCTAAAAGTTGTTTCCCCGCGTGTACCGTTACATAAAAGCCCTACATCGTCAGACTACAGACCAGAACTCGCGTATATCGCAGGTATTTATTACTATAGCATACATTTTATTTTATGCCAAGTGGCAACCTGATAATCAAAGGTAAGATCAGTTTAGTTATTTTTTTTACTTAACACGATAGAGTAATCATAAAATATAACGAACCTAAAGCAATTTCAATTGCGTAGATAACACTTATCATTAAAATAATCAAAAGTATTGTTGTTACTATTATAAAAAGTTTCTCTTTCATATTTATCTTTCTTATTTTCCCAAGTCAGCAAAAAGGTTGTGGATGAACTTTCCTTATTTAGCACTTAGTCGTTCTTAGACGGTTAACAGCTTTAGAAGTCCCCCATCTAAAGACTAAGGTTAGCAATTCTTTTTTAGACGAGATTAGAAGCTTAGACGTTTCCTTATTTGTATGCCTATAAAGCACGATAATTTAGACACGTTTGTTATCTATGCCGATTTGGTGGGTATTTGTTAGTTATACACAAGAACTAAAAAGGGTCTGTGCTTTTCGTTCCATAGTGCATATAGTGTCGTTATGGTGTCCACCGTGGGCAACTAATAGTATTTCTTCCATTTCAAAACCTCGTGTTTTACCAATACCTTGTGAGTTCCATCCAAAGCATAAAACCACACCGTTGGGCTTTGTAATTCGTGCTATTTCCTTTTTCATATTAGACCAAAAACTTGCTTGAGTTGTTTGCATATTTACAGTTTTGCCCAACTTTTTGTAGCACTCACTTACTTGCCTTGGGCTATAAGGAGGGTCAAACAAAACAAGGTCTATACTTTCATCATCAAATTGTTTAAGAAATTCAAGTGCGTCCATACAATAGTCAGTTTCCATTTGAGGGTCTAAATCGTTTGTTATGGTTGCTAATTTATTTGTGTTTGCAAAAGGATCTATGCTCTTAATGTTTTGTTTTAAGTGCTTTTTTACAAAGTTTCCTATTGGTTTTATGCTAAACGTATTTCCATTTGGCATTGCCCACTCTTTAGTTATTTTCATTTTAAATCTTTTTAGTTCCAGATGTATAACACCGTATAACAGGCATTAAAACGACCTGTTATACAATTACGTTACCTACAAGTGCTTACTTCTGTGTTCCAAATAAAGTTTGTGCTTGCAAGTCTTTTTCTTTTCTTTTTTCTTCCAACGCTTTTTTTACTCGTTCTTCAATAATCTCGCAGTATTCAGAAGATATTTCGCTTCCTATCCAATTACGGTTGCTTAAAATACTCATTTTTGCAGTTGTTCCACTACCCATAAAAGGGTCGTAAACTAAATCGTTTTCATTACTCCAGCTTAATATATGGTCTTGTGCAAGTTGTTCGGGAAATGGTGCATTATGTTTTGTTTTATCATTCTTGCCAACATCATAAAACCAAATATTAGGTTTTTGTTTATAATTATTTACAGTTGTTCTTTCCTCTCTTTTCCGTTCAGCATAGGTAACTTCATTTGCTTTACTTCCGCATCTATTCCTTTTTGTTCCTGCTGTTAATGATGGTATTTTTATAGGGTTAAAAGTATTTGGTTTTCCTTTGCTCCAAATAAACATATATTCAAATTGTTGTTCGTATCTATTATGTGTTAATGGCATATAACTGTTTTTAGCGTATATCATAGTGTCGTGTAGATTAAACCCGCATTCCATAGCAAATAAAGCCTGTTTAAAACTTGTTCCTGTTTCGCTTCCTTTTTGCGTAGAATCGCCAACAACCCAAACCACTACACCACCTTTTACTGTTGCTCTATAAAGTTCTTTTATCAGTTGCTTCCAGTCCATAGTAAAACCCTTATACATTCTTAAATTATCGTAAGGCGGGCTTGTTACTGTCAAGTTAATAGTATTGTCAGGTATTCGTTTTAGAGTTTCTAAATTGCTTTCATTGTAGTTTTTATATATATCAATCATAGGTTTTAATTTTTCAAGTTAATTTTGCTAACGCTCAAAAAGAAAAGAAAAAGGTTCAGCTCTTCAATTTGAGTTTAGCTGATTAAAACCGCACACTTTGGTAACACTAACAAGCCCCTAGTCTCGCTTCACTTTTATATATTAAAAAAACGTTGCTCAGTTTCCCATTCTTTACTTTCTATATACTTGTCTATGATAGTTCCCTTCTGACCAGTATTAGTTTCTGACACCAACAACTTATAATATGTTTTAGTAACTGGGTTATATACTTTTTTAATAGTTTTCTTCATGTTATTAGTTTATTTTACTGGTTAAAAACTCACCAACCTCTTCAATTATATATTGCATAAAATACGTATAAGCCTCCTCTGTTTGCTCAGTAAGAATTAATCCTCTACGACTCAATACCTACACGAGACTTAAACCTGTCCTTGAAATGATTACTTAATAATATTTTCATATAACCTACAACCTAATAAACCAAACATCCTTTTCTGGTTGTGAACACTTTATAAAATTATACCCACCATTCTTTATGCTTGCAAAATACTCATTGTCGTTGTCAACACACTCTTTAACCTTATCTTCTAACATTATACTTGGAAAGTTATATTTATACATAAATATTGATCCAAAAGTCAGGCAGAAAAGAAAAAAGATTATTAAAATCCATACGCACAAACTTCTTGTTAGCTTATTCATATTCTATCTTTATTTATTAAAATCCATACTTCTCCATTATATTATCGATACATTCAGGCGGTTCCCTGTCGTAGTACCACTTCTTTTTACAGACTTTGCAGGTTACACGGGGCTTTTTATATGCGTAGTCTATTGTTTTCGATGGCTGGCACTTCATTTTAAAAATCCTCTTATCTGGGCTATCGAGAACCCGCTTAGTTTAAGTGACTCTGTCGCACGTCTCCTCGCACCCACAGGGTCGAACCCTCGCTCTTTATTAAATTTCTTGGATATTATATTCGCATAATGCGACGACTGTATTTTACGGTCAACTTTCATAAGGTTAGTAGTTAGTTAACAAAAAAGCTATCAGCTGATAGCTTAATTGATGAAAGGTTATGGAGTGCCTTGGAAAGAGTGCTGCTCTTTCCTTATTGTTATTTTAGCATAAAAACCGCTGAGTAATGTTATACATTGTCAGGGACTTTCAACGAAAAAACTATTTTTGCATAAATTCATCTAAGCTCGTCCCGTTCGCTTTTAACATCTCCTCCACCTTCTTAGTCGCTTCAGCCATGAACTCCTCGTTGTTCACGTCTATCCCCATCTCAAGCCATACATGCTCCTTAGACTTTACCTTATAGTCCCTGTGGAAATCTGGCAATAAGTCTGACCTGATAGCACCGCCACCTGTAGCGTCTATCTCGCAGTTCGGACACTCTATCCCTGGCATGTCTGGCATAGCCTTAAAATAGAAGTAGCAGGATTGACACTGATACTCCTCTTCTTTACCCTTTGTAGCCAACTCTTTTGACATACTTATTTTTTCTTACCCTTCATTGCCAAGATCTTTCTTGGCGACATTTTAGTTCTCTTGATCGCGTCCATCCCTGGTTGTTTCTTTGAAGACTTTTTCTTTGATGTGTACATAGAATTTATTTTAGTTTTTACTAAGTTATCACTTTGACTTGAACTTGCCATATATTTTCTTAATAATTTACTTAACCCCGTATAGGGGTTGCCCTAGTGACGCTATATTATCCTGGTATAGAATCTCTAAAGGTGTTTTTGTTGAAAACTCTGAACCACCGTACGAATAGTCCAGCTATTTCTTCCTGCCATAGACAGGGCTAAATAAACTATATAGTCATTATAACATTTTACGAGTTGTGTGTAAACTTTGGACATTTATTCATTAACTTTACCAAACCAGACAGCCACTCTTTTTCAAGATACTCTACCCCCACCACATGAGAGTACATCTCGGAATCTGGAAGGTCATCCGCCCATTTAAGTGGATCTGTTATGTCGTTATGTGCAGGATCTCCACACCCGTCATTGTGAAAATGTGTTTTTCCCTCATCTGTGTCTTTAAATGGCATGTTACTCATTAAAAATTAGCTACCTGATTTTAGAGGGATCAGGTAAACCCTTTAGTCTTTAACCTTGAAGACAAGCTCGGGTAAGATACCCTTGTTTATCTTGTGTCTTGCACATTTTGTACATACACCCCACTTAATACACCTCCTGCTAGACGATCCTTTCTCTCTTGCACACCATGCACATTTTAGTATCATCTGAACGCTCCTATTGTTAAAGCTAGGATAAACGCATAAGCGAAAAACAATAACACACTAATCTCAAACTTTTCGAACTTGTCATCTGGCTGTTTCTTTTGCATCGCTTTTCTCCTATGTGAAAGCCCCCTAAAACAATCTTTGTTGCTTAATGTGATTTTTTATACGCTTTACTGCGTCATTATAGTAATCTTGATCCAGTTCACATGCCGTAAGTTCAAAGTAATTATCTGGATAACGCTTCATTAACTCCATATTATCCTCGCAGGTGATTTCTATTTTGTCGGTTATTTCCATACTTTTACAATTAGTTCAAGCCCCCTAAAACAACGTGCTATTAATTCTATTGGTAGCTATATTAAAATACTTCTTATCCAACTCTATACCTATAAAATCCCTATTTAAATTCTTGCAAGCTACTCCAGTAGTCCCACTACCCATAGTAAAGTCTAAAACTAATTCGTTTTCATTTGTACTATTTTCCACATATAAACTCATTAAGTCTAAAGGCTTTTCGGAGGGGTGTGACTTGCTGCTTTCGTTTTTAAATTTATGAACAGTTTTAGAACCCAGCATATTTATAGGATTAGCCTTGCCTTTTCTTAAAAAAAGAGTGTATTCACAATTTTTCATATACCATCTATTGGGAGTGCAGTTGCTCTTTTCCCATACTAATAAATTATGCAATTTAAACCCACTTTCCCTAGCTAATCTTAAATATCTTTCAAGATTTAGAGTGTTTGTCATTATGTAGCAATGTCCGCCCTCTTTTAAAAGTTTGAATATTTTAGGAAACCAATCCTCTTCTTTTAAGTTATTATGTTTAAATATTTTTCCATCATTTTTTGACAAAAGCCCTGATGGTTGTCCTTTATGTTTAGGTTTACCGCCACTTATTACTTTGTAAGGAGGGTCTGTGATAATAGCATCTACTTTAATACCCTTAGCTATCATTCTATCCATAGCAACTAAACAGTCTTCGTTTTTTAATATTACTCTACTCATCTGTTTATCCTTTCCTTAGCTATATTAAAATAGTTCTCATCCAACTCTATACCTATAAAATTACGGTTTAAGTTTTTACAAGCTACGCCTGTTGTGCCTGAACCCATAGTGAAGTCTAAAACTGTTTCGTTTTCGTTGGTGTACGTGCGTATCAAATACTCCATTAGGGGTACTGGTTTTTGTGTTGGATGCACTTGAGTTTTCGGGCTTTCATTCTTAAAGGGAATTAGATTGGTGGGGTAGCTAAAACCTTTTTGCTTATATTTTGCCCCTACTTTATTGCCGCCTGAATGAGTGGATGCCGTTGATACATAGTTTACTCTCACTTTCTCATAAGGCTGCACGCCTTGAGGGTTGTAGACCATGGCATTCTTTGAGTTTCTTCGGATCGCCCCACAACTAAAAACATGGACAGATTCCGTCTCTCTAAGCGGCATACCCTTGGCGTGGACAAAACCGTTTTTTCTAGACTTCACCCAATACCAATCATACTTAAATTCATTAATGTTACTCATTCTTAAAGCACTTGAAAAAGGTTCTGAACCAAATAATACTATTGCACCATTAGGTTTAATTATCCGCTTGAGCTCCTGCCACATAGGCTCAAATGGTATCACACTATCCCACTTACACGCTGTTGTCCCATAGGGAGGGTCTGTTATAATAGCATCAACTGAACAACTTTCAATGTTTTGCATCTCAACTAAACAATCTCCTTTTATTAATTCTATTTTTCCCATATCTTAAAATAATTTTAAAGGTGTTTCATTTATTCTTTTCTTAGCTATCTCAAAATAATTGTTATCCTGTTCTATTCCTATAAAGTTTCTGTTTAAGTTTTTACAAGCTACACCTGTACTACCACTTCCCATTGTAAAATCTAAAACTAGCTCATTTTCGTTGGTGTAGGTTTTTATTAGGTATTCCATAAGTGCTACTGGTTTTTGGGTTGGGTGCGATGTCTTATTGTATATTACATTATTAAACTCTAAAACCATTTTTGGGAAACCACTTAGCTTTCCTATGTATTCGTTTGTTTGTGATTTTCTTTCCATATTTCCTTCGAAACCTTTTTTGTTCCGTTTTATTTTTCTTTCACATTCAAAAACACCTTGTGGATTATATTCCATTCTGTTTTTTATTAAATTTGAATGACCTATCGACCCCTGTGAAAAAACACTAATCAATTCAAAATCTTTTAAAGGCATATTTTTAGAATGAGAAAATCCAGTTGGTTTTGCCTTTTTCCACACCCAGTCATACTTATAATTTTTTATATTTGACATTCTTAAAGCACTGCTAAATGGCTCACTACCAAAAAGAACAATAGCACCGTTAGGCTTGATAATCCTGTTAAGTTGCTCCCACATCAGATCAAAATCAATCACGCTATCCCATTTACACGCTGTTGTTCCGTAAGGTGGGTCTGTGATTATTGCGTCAACACTCCCGCTTTTAATCTCTTTCATTCTCTCTAGGCAATCGCCTAATTTTAGATTTATCATTTTGTTCTTTTCATATCTTCTTTAGATTAAGCCCCCACTTTTATGAATATAGAACGGTAAGGATTTGCTGAGACAGCTAGCATACCTCGTCGCTACCACTGCTGGATACCAGCTACTTTGGGCGGGGCTTGCTTTACTCGTATAGTCAAATCACTATTTCACTACGTTCTATACTCATAAAAATGGACGATTATAAGCTTTTAAATCTATCCAATATTTCTTTTTCCCTGCTTTTCGGTGTTTCTTCAAGAAGTTTTCTATAACACTCTTTGAGTTTAGGTTTTTCCATATATATTATTAATGTTGAAAATATTTTTCACAAACAATTCTTTCTTCTGGGCTTACAGTACTAAACGAAGGTCTGTGTTTGCATATAACATTAATATTATAACCGCACAATCTAGGTCCAAATGGCCCATGTGTTACCTTTTTACAGGTATCATTTTCTGTAGGTTTCATAGAAATAAATTGTCGACCAGTTTTTACCCCCATAAAAATGGTAAAGCATAACAGACCAATCAATACACCCATTCCTACCACTGCCCATTTTATATCTTCCTTCTCCATATATATTATTAATTATGTTATAAATAAAGCTTGTTAACGGACAAGCCTAACCGATAGATTTCTACTCCTTCTTGCGGAGACTGTTACAGTGTATACACTTCTGATAGTACTTGAACTGTTCGGCTACCACCCGAGGGAAACGCTTTTCCTCTTCGATTGTGATATTACGCCAACAGTGTACACACTCTTTTTTCTTCTTCGAGACTACCATAACACCACCCCCAAAACTGTGAGTGTAGGGATAGCGAATAACACCGTCCATACAACAATTTTAGGTCGATTCCATTCCCAACGACTACTTTCAACAAAGAACTCTGACACAACCTGAATCTCCTGGTTCGAGAAAATGAAATGAGCCTGATAACCGCCAAGCTCTGAGCGTAGATGTTATCACCTCCTTTTCCTTTGGTAGTACCCCCTAATCAACTTCCAGTGCCGTCTCGCTGTCGAGTGATACAGTAAAAGCTGGCATCGTCCCACGAATCGTCTTCTTGGCTGTTTTTTTACCAACATACTTCACCTGTTTACAATGTGTACATTCTCGCCAGTTAGAAAGAGCCTGAGAAGCCGCAAAACCATAACGGTCACGCTCCTCTTGTGATAACTCTCGCCAAACATGCTCGCATTTCGGATATTCTCCTGTCGGACTCATTATATCCACCCCATCAGTACGAGAAATGAAATTGTGAAGCCTGTAACAAACACCATCGCTGACAATATAAGCTTTTCCTCTTCCCATTGATCATGAGTTGGTCTCTTCATCTTTGTCTCTCCTGTTAAATGAACGTGCTGGGCTACTGGTATTATACCACATCCACAGCTTCCTTTGAGGGTGCAAAATCTTTCCACACTCAAATAAAGCCCCCTCACTTTATTAATAACTCTATACAGTACATTATACCGTGTATATATACTGGATTACTTAACATTTAATAACTCAGGGTTTTCATAGATATTTCCAACCACAACCCAGTCACCATAACTTAGGCTCTCACCTAATCGGTCAATACTTGTACCTGATTTACTGATATAAAACATACCCTCGTCGCTAGACCAAACAGCCTCAGAGCGGTAGCCATTGCTTTCTAAGACATCCCCCTCATAAATACCTTTGCCATTCTTATCCTTTTTTCCTGTGTACTGCAGCCATGTTATGTTCGGGTGTTTAACAGAGTCAATCGTAACTGTTTCTCGAACATACTCAGGGTCACTTGTAAGATACCCATCACCATGTCCAGAGTCCATATCAAATCCATAGAACATTTCTTTTGTATTTGGCAACCACGCCCTAAACCTTACTTCTCGCATATTTCAAATATTAGACACTCACGGTCGTGAGCCATTATGTACGGCAAAGTCACCATCAAAGCAAAGGCGATTATTACCGCTATTATTAATTTATACATACTAAAATACCCATCTAAACAACATTATAACCCCGAACAGTGCAACCAACACAATTGCCATCACCTTCAAATCATTCACTATCAATGACGGTGGTGTGACTGTACGCCTGTGGCCTTCTGATGTGTACAACGGGTTATTATCGTGGTCGTCCAGATACCGCTTAATTGTCTGGTTCGTGATAGCTAGCTTTTTACTAATAGAATATACACTGTCACCTTGCTCCCTTAGTTTAACCATTTCTGGCAATAAATATTCGTACTTCTTTTTTCCTGACATATTATTATTGTTATTTTTAAAACACTATGATCGGCTCGTGCAGGTGTTAGGGCACAATTTAATCACATCTCGACCTATGTGAACCGATGATTGTTTAATTAATTATTGTACTTTTCCAATAACTCCTGTGCCTCGTGGCGGGCGTTCTCCCATGTGGTATTGCTTGCAAGCGCCTGGAAGTCCTCAACCACCTGTACGAACTCATTAACCTCATTAAAGCTATACAAATAATCGTCTATGTCATAATCCCGAAACTCTTTGTCACTAAGAACCTGCTCGAAATAGTTCACCAAAAACTCGTTTCTCATATTATCTCATTCTCATTAATAATGTAATAGCTTTATAGTCCGTTTGATTTCTATTGATAGCATATAGCATGTTATGCGTGTGATTAATATCTACCGCAATGTCATTATCATAAACACTCATAAGAACGGCAAGATACTTGGGATTGTAACTGTTTTTACTGTAATAATCCGTATACTCTAAATCCTTTTCGTTCGGCATTATCTGTGTATAGTCCGGATACGTACCGTCGATGACTTTTATATAATGAAAATGGATACCGTCGTCGATCTGGATCTGTGCCATGCCGTTATTTGATAGACTAATAACTGTCAAAGTCTCAAACTTACGGTGGTTCTTTAAAAAATGCTTCAAACTCTTTAACTCTAAGATAATAGGCTTGTTGAGTTTGCTTGTTATAGCGTCTGTAGTGAGTTCTAAGAGTTTATATGAATCTGTTGCGACTACTTTATTGTGTTGGATTAAAACGCCGTTAATCTCTGGTCTGATTCCGTTGGTTGACGCGTACTTTGTAGCGTGTAAAAGTTTTTTTGATAAGTTCATAGTGTTTGTATTAATTATTA